TCCGATGTTTGTACGGTTTTCAAACCAGGAAGACATCAACACGGCAGGATCCTTTGTCGAGTCAGCAACCAACACAGCCGGTGGTCAACGGCTCACGGATGGAAGCAAGATTGTTGGGGCGATTCGCTCACGTGGTCAGTTTTTGATCTTCACTGATTCCTCCCTGCATGGCATGCAGTATGTCGGTCCTCCGTTTACCTTTGGCTTTCAACAGTTAGGTGCTAATTGTGGCTTGATTGGTCCTCGTGCAGCGATTGACGTAAATGGTTTAGCGGTTTGGATGGGCCAAGAAGACTTCTTCATCTTTGACGGTACAGTGAAAAAGTTGCCCTGTACGGTGCAGGACTTTGTGTTCAAGAACATCAACCTCGTTCAGGGAACCAAGGTCCATTGTGGTCACAATGGTCTGTTTAACGAGATAACGTGGTGGTATTGCTCTGCGAATTCAGTGTATTTAGACACGTTTGTTTCGTACAACTACCTTGAGCAGGTATGGACAACGGGCACGATGGCAAGGACAGCGTGGGAAGACATTGGTGTTTACACTCTGCCAACAGCAGCGCAATATTTACCAACAAGCACTACAACGCCTATTGGCACACCCACGATCTATGGCTTAACAGCGGGTAGGAGTGCGATCTACACCCAAGAGATTGGTTACGATGCAAATGGGGTAGCGATTGAAGCCTTCTTGCAATCGGGTTACTTTGATATTGGTGATGGTGACCAAGTGATGTTCATGAAGCGCTTTATCCCTGACTTCAAGGATCAGCGTGGTAATTTGGAAGTGCAGCTTAACTTAAGGGCATATCCTTCCTCAACGGCTACGGTCAGTTCTTTGGATCCTTATCCAGTAACACCAACGACGGAAAAGGTGGATACACGGGCACGTGGACGACAGATTTCCCTGAAGATTGTCAGTGACGAGTCAGATACATGGTGGCGGTTTGGTACGTTGCGGATTGATATTCAGCCGGACGGCATGCGATGAGTAAAATCAGTAACGTCCGCTTACCTAGTGCGGCTTCTGGGCAGTACAGTCCGGAACAGTTTAATCAGCTTGTTCGTTCACTTGAACAGGTTATCTTCCAGCTTAACAGCAACTACACGTCCACGGTTGATCAAAACGCTTCTGCAACGCAAAGCTTCTTTGCCAATGCCGCAGGAGCGGGTGGCTTTGCTGGTGGGATAAGGGGGTTTCAGCTTAGTAATGGCATAAGCCTGCCGTATGGGATGTTTATGAGTACGGTAGACCAAACAAACCCTGATGCAACCGCTGCAAATGCTCTGACCTTCAATCAAATAAACTTTTCAAACGGTGTTCGAGTCGTTGACAACAGCAAAATCTACGTTTCTTGTGCAGGGCAATATCTTGTGACGATGTCGCTTCAAGTAACTAATGGGGAAAATAGCATTCAACTGTTTGAACTTTGGGCCGTTGACAGTGGCACAAATTACCCTTTCAGTAGACGTCGATATGATATTACTCAACGGAGGGATGCGAATACACTGGGCCATAGGGTGGTTACTTTGTCAGGCATTTTCACTGTAAATGAGCCTGATGCAGATTACCTTGAAATGAATTGGTGGGGGGAGACGACAAACGTCTATCTTCAAGCTTATTCTGCTGACACGTCCCCGACAAGGCCAACCATACCATCAGCTATTCTGACAATTAACTTTATATCGGCGGTCTGACATGGCAAACAAATACCTTCGAAAGTATCTTAGCCCAACTGCGGCGACAGAAACGACAATCTACACCGTTCCAGCTGCAAATACGGCGATTATCTCTTCGCTGCGAGTAACGAACGGCGCTGCAAGCTCTACAAACCTAGCAGTCAGGGTGTACCCGCTCGGTGGGGGAACGGCTTATGACATTTTGAAAGGCTACGTCTTGCCTGCCGACTCAACGATGGACGTTTTTAGTGGGGTTTCTTGCGTTTTAGAGGCTACAGATGTGCTTAAAGTGACCTCTAGCCAAGCAACCGTGGACTTTTACCTGAGCTACCTAGAGGTAGACAGAAACTAAGAAAAAAGCGATAATTCGACCATATTCGCGGCCTTTCCCGTCGCGCGGCCTATTGGCTAATGGTTGAAAACGGAAAGGAACCGCAAATGGAAGACCAAGGCATTATGGGCCTGCAACAAGGCCAACCTCAAGGTGGCCCCTCTGGTGAACAGCTTTTAGAAGCTGCTGCAACTGTAAGTCCAAAAGATTTCGCTAAAGGCACGATGGAAAGCCTTCGTATGCAGGACCCTGAGTCCGCTGCGATCGTAGACCAGATCATGTCGATGCCTCTGCCTGCAGAGCTTGTTGATAGCCTGCTTGAGCTAATCTCAGGCATCATAGCCAACCCCCAACAGTATCAACAAATACGGCAAGAAGCTATTGCTGAGGGTATTCCAGAAGAGTTCTTCCCTCCCGAATTTGATATTGAGTTCTTCCAGATGCTTAAAATGGCTCTGGAAGCTGCACCTCGTTCTGAAGGAATGCCTGCCCAGCCTGAAATGGGAATGCCTCCCCAACAATTTGCTGAAGGCGGATACGTTACTTCTGACCCCAAAATGAAGATGGTTGCTAAGTTTCTTCAAGAACAGGGTCGTATGGGAGACACCCTTCTTGCTCACATTAACCCACAGGAAGCAATGCTTCTTAAGGCAATGGGTGGAGCAGGAACTATCAATCCCTACACTGGATTATTAGAGTTTTGGAGCCTTAAAAAGGCTATTAAAAAGGTTGGCAATGCGATTAAGAATGTTGGCAATGCCGTTGTTGACGGAGTTAAAGGCCTTGTTAAAGGTGTCCAAAAAATCGCCAAAACACCTATTGGTAAGATCGCCATTGGTGTTGGACTCGCTATTGCTACAGTTGCCACGGGCGGTGCTGCAGGTGCAGCAGCAAGCTTGAGCAGTGCTACAGGTCTTGCTATTTCCCCCGGAGTCGTAGCTGGTGTTGCTGGTGGTATGGGCGCTTCTGTCCTCGCCGGTGACAAGCCTGCCGACGTTGTTAAAAACGCCTTGATTGGCGGTTTTATGGGTTACGGAGCAGGAGAGCTCGGTGTAACTGGATTTGGCGGTTCCGGAGGTGCAACAACTTCCGGCGGATTCATAAATACAGTTAAAGAGCTTGGTTCGAAGGTCTATTCAGCTGGAAAAGAAGCTGTTAGTAAGTTTCTCCCCGGTGTCGGAAGTGGAGCAGCAGGTTCTTCCGGTTTAGGTAGTACTCTGCTAGTTGGTGGCCTTGGAACAATTGCAGGAGCCTATGCCGCTGGTGCTTTTGACCAAGAAAACCCCGTTGTAGAAGACCTCAATATGGGCTTTGAGTCAGGGAAAACACCTACTCAGCAGGCCTACGATTTGATGGAAGAAGATCCTGACAAGTACAACATAACCTTTGGCCCGATTAATGAAACACGGACCGAGGATCCTTTTGGTGAAGCCGGTGCAAGGACCGCGACACCTCGTCAGGGCATTAATGTTGGGGGAGGTTTCTCGGACCCCAATGCAAACTTTACGCCTCCCCCACCGGGGACCTTCCCGGGTGTAGGTCCTACAACGGTGAGCATTCCCGGAATGCCTGATCAAGTGGTTGGTGGAGGAATTATGCCTTCAATGCCTACAGTGGTTACACCCGAGGTTGTTCAACCACAGGTTATGCCTTATGGGGCTGAGATGATGTATGACCCTGAAACAATTGCCCTCGCCGAACGCTATGGCATTGATCTTGTCCGTGGGTTTGCTGAAGGTGGTTTGGTTGAGGCTTTCCGCAGAGGTGGTACGGTCAGAAAAAGATCTTCTGTTAAGGCTCAGCTGGCTAGTCGAAGAGTTAACTCAAGGACAGCGGATAAAGTAATTAAGCCTAGAACGGCAAAACGATCAGCTTCAGCACAAGTAGCTTCTCGCGCTATTAACGACCGTACCAATAAAAACATCAAAGGTATGGGGACGTACAATAGTGAGGTTAAGTCAGCAAAAAAGTTTAAGAACAAAACTGCACCTGCTGGTAGCGCACGTGCAAGAATGGCTCAACGTGAGGCTGCGGCTAAACCTAGATTAAAGTCAGCACCTGCCCTTAGCACATACAGCGCGGGGAAGAAGTACAGACCCCCTTCGAAGAAGTCTCCAAGTGCTTCTTCAGGCATAACTGCAGCACAGATGGCTGCTAAAAGAAGAGCATCTAATGCTAAGACTGCATCCGCAGTACAACAAAGGATGGCAAAAGCCGCTGCCGAGAGAAAAGCACGTTTAGAGGCAAAACCGGCTCCTAGACCTACTCCAGCTCCGG